TCGCCGTACCGGCCTGAATCTTGGTGAACTTCTCATCCGTCAAATCCGGTTCGGGGGTGAGTATCTGCGTGGCGCGCAGCACTGCCAGGTCGGTCAGCCGGGCGAACCCCTCCGAGACCTCTAGAACCGGAGGCTCGATGCGTACCCCCACTTCTGAATCGAGGGTAACTGCTTCCGTAAACGGTCCCCGATGTCGGTGCGCCACATCGGGGAGTTTGGGATGATCAACTTTTGGAGGAGGCGATACGCCTGCTTTTGCGCCGATGAAATAGTTGTCCCAGTACCCACCATCACCAGGAGGTAGTCCCCCGCCGTCACGATGTGCGGCATCATCGCGATCGTGTCGCGCGTCTCCACCGGAGCCTCTCCCAGCATCACTTCGCACAAATGCACTCCCGATTGCGGCTTCAATCTGACCCCGTAGATCGGCACCCCCACCACTTCCTTTTTCGTCACATGCGAGTAGGGATAGTCCGGTATCGAGACGACGACTCCGCAGCCAACTCGGTCGGTTTGAAAGGTCCGGTTGTCGCTCCCGTGACATAGGTCCACCATCCATTCGGCGGGATCGTCGCCGTTCATCAGCTCGCACTGTATCTGGAACGTCGGCCAGCCGAACCGGCAAGTCAACTCAAGAGGCCACGCCTCGCCATCCTCGTCGATGATGCAGTTGACATCGATATAGCCAACATAGTCGATCTTGGTCAGATGCTTGGTGAGGGGGCGGAGGAATTCATCGGCCAGCTTGGACTTTCGGACGTGCTGGACGATCGTCCCCTGCTCGCCGGTCGATGTTCCCAAGTCATCGTTCATAAATTTTTTGTGCTCGTAGTTCTCGCACCATCCTTCGTTCCATTCGCCGTGAGAAAACCAGCCGCCGACTGCCATCTCGGTGCCTTCGATATAGTCTTGGAGGATAAAACTATCTTTCAATTTTCCAGATTTCTTCCATCGTTCAAGCATATATACCATGTCTGCTGGAGTCTTCGAGACATATGATAGTGACTTATCAGCATCTCCATTGGGCTTGCTGACGAAGCGTCGGTCTTCTGTTTTAACGTAACTGATTGCCTTATCGTAATCGGTAAACTCTTTATACATAGGTACGACAATACCTGCATCTCGCATCACCTTCATGCCGGCAAGACGATCAAGCTCTAGTTCCGCTCCTTCAGCGTTACAGGATAGACAGCAACAGTCGGGATTCTCGTTGCGATAGGCATCAAGCTCACGGACGTACTTAACGTTATCGGCAGCGACGATAAGATCAGCCCATTTGAGCCAATCACTAAAATCCCGGACAATGTCGATGAGTCCGATCCCAATGTCTTTGCTGTGAGGGTGATCTCGTATGAAATGTTTGACCTCATGGCCGGCATCCTTGCAGCGAAGCGCCCAATCGAGCATGTACCCCTTCTCGTCGATGATCAGAATTCTCATTGTTGCGGCGCCACCGAACCAATATATTTACTCGGCTGTTTAGGTTTACCTTTTTCATAGGCGTCTCTTGCCGCCCCCATCTTTTTAGCTAAATCGAACACGTCTCGCCTGTCTTGCTCAACTTGCTCCTTCAATTGCTTATCATCGGGTCGGGCGGTGGATAATTTAGCATCCTGCTTTAAGGCATTAAGCGTATTCCAATATCTAGCGGATATATCGTTAAGCCGAGCCTTGAGAGGATCGGCAATATATTGTGGAGCCGGACGAACGCCCATAAGGCTCTCGAAAGGAGTGATACGACTGCCCGCCGGTCGACTCGCTTGTGCTTGCTGCACTCCAATCGGCACGCCTAATTTAGTGCCAATGTAAGCACCGTATCGGCTAAGCATCTGGTTCCAGTCATCAGTCGGGTTGATGTAACGACCTCGCCAATCTTTTCCTGTCAAGACATCGGCCAGTGCCGGCCAGATCATATTGGCACTGTCGGTAAAAAACTCTACTCCTTCTTTTGGGCTCATATCAAAAATAGCTCTACCAAGTTTATCCCAGTCCTTGGTATGTCCAGGAGGAGTGATGCGTTCTGGCGTCACGCCATCGTCAAGAGTTCCCCCGGTCCTAGGATGGAAAAAATCTCTTATATCTTCTGGACGTTTACCGGTTTTAAAATACGTATACGCACCTCCCAGCATTGCCATAACGACAGCGAATCCAGCTAAGTAGTCAACTCTTGTGGAAATATATTTAGGGTCCGTATAACGAATCGCTTTAGCCACATCGAATCCAGCACCTATACTATGACGTAAAAAATTAATCAGCCACGTGTGCGATATCATTGTCATATCTAAAGCCGAGTGTACGGCGTTATGATAGAACATATTATCTCGCATCATCTCCCCGGCTCGGTCGTCCGCAGCATCGACGGCTGCTCTTGTAGCTACATCCAACTCGTCTTGAGTAGCATTAGGATGAGTTTCGATAAAATTATTTATCTGCTCGTACACCATACCCCGCTTCAACGACGGGATATACATATCTCGAAATGGGCCTATGAAAGTGTCCAATACTCGACCCATGTGCTTGGCGAAAAGAGGTAAAGCTTGTACAGCGGGTCCACCCAAGCCTTGAGTTAGTTGCTGCCAATCTTTCGCCAATTCGTTAGGTAATGAACCTCTTTTAATGGCGTTATAATAAGCACCTTCTGCCGTCATGCGCAAATCAGCATAAGTGTTCTTGGTTCTCATATTGGCACGAGCCATTTGGTTAGTAATTTGCTCCATTCGTTGTCCGTAATTCCACAACCGAGTTTGTTGAAGACCAACTTTATAGCCCGTATAGGCGTGATGTATTGGCGCGCCGAGAGTAAAGCCGAATTGCTTAGCAGCTCTCACAGGATGACCGGTTAGAAGGTTACGAATCGCCAGCCCCATGCGCGCCGACATGGATGCGATATTTATTGTACCAGCGTGAAATGCTGGTATCAAAAGTGCAACACTGACAACATTATTACCAGCTCGATTTAAAAACCTGGCAATATTTCCTCCTGGACCTTTAAGACTATCCAGACGTTTAGTTTGGTAATTATTAAAAATTCTGGCGTAATTTGCCGGCATGTATGCTTGACGAGAACCTCGATATACATTAACTAAAGGTCTATAATCATCTGTAGGTTGGTATCCTACAGTTCTCCATCGAATAAGCCTTTGACCTGTCGTCGGATCAACTAAGCTTCTGAACCATTCGACTGTTTGTTCTTTACCGATATGCCGGTTCATTGCATCAATATACTGTAAGGTACTTTCGAGAATATTATCGTGTGCAGGTTCCAATTTATGATTAAGCCCATCTAAAATAGAAGGGATGCTACGTCCTTTTAAGAATCTACCAGTCCCGAATTTGCCATTGGCAAGTGAATTTATATAATTCTGCCTTGCTGGAGTATCTTTCCATATATGCGTGAAGTAATCAGTCAGAAAAGGCATGCGCGCGTAACGAGGTAGTGCTGCCAGACGGTTCCTGACATCGTTGTTAACACTTTTAATCTTCTGCGCGATGCGCTCCAGCTCGGGATCACCGAGTGCCCCTCGCAATCCTTCAACCCGATTCACGATATCGAGCTGAGTATAGCCATTATATCCGGGAGGTGCCGGATTCGCCCCCCAACCGGTCGGCAAGGCATTGACCGTGCGCTGAAACTTGTCCATCTCGGCAATGGTCGCCGAAGTCTCCCGGTTGCCCAAGCCAATGTTCATGCGTATTTGCTGGGCTGCGGGATGCTGCGTGCCGTAGACTCCTGGGCGGGCGCGATCGATCGTCGAGGGCGAGGTTGCCGCACGAACCGCGTTGAGGACTTTGCCGGCCGCCACCCGCGCCGCCGAGCCGAGGCTGGGTGACGGTGGCACGGGAGCCCCGGGAACGATGCCGGGAGGCAAGCCCCTGCCTCCCAACCCGCCGGGACCACCGGGAGGTGGGACACCCGGCCCGCCAGGAGGACGAGGTGGCGGCGGGCGAGGCGGTGCGCCGGGACCACCGGGAGGCGGTGCTCCCAGAGGCGGTGCGCCTGGAGGCAATGCGCCGGGACCACCGGGAGGCGGTGCTCCCAGAGGCGGTGCGCCGGGCCCCGGAGGACGAGGAGGCGGCGGACGAGGCGGGATCATCCCCTGACGGGGTGGCGCGCCGGAAGGAAGTGGTGGACGTGGTCGAAGCGGTATCGTTACGTCTCCGACCATGGAGCGTCCACCGCTGATTCGCTTGCCGGTAAGAATTTCTGCGTTCGGATATTTTTCAGCCAGCGCGCCAATAAGCTTGCGCATGGCCGATGGACCAAGAGTGTTTGGGTCGCCCGACATTTCACCGTGAGTCGTGACCCAGCTGACACGCAGTTCTTTCCCCAAGTCATGAACTGACAACTCGAGGGAAGGCCGACCGTTCTCATCCCTGACCACATATTGCTGCAAGACCCTGTTGGGGCCCTCTCCGGTAAGGCCCTTAACAGGCACAAACTCCAACTTACCAGTCGGCGGGCCCGGCTTCACTTCCCCTGCGTGCGGCAATTTTTCCGCCATTTGGGAAGCACGGGTGTCTCCCTGAAGCATGCGACTAAGCCGTCGCATCTGGTCTTCCACCACCTCATTCGCATCGGCTGCACTCGCGCCACCAAGTACCATTTGCTTGCGCCGATCATTGAAGGCCTCGCGTAGCAACGCGCCGGGATCACCCCCAGCATCCGCCTCCAACTGCATCGCTTGGTTTATAACAGCCAGGGTGTCATGGCTGGCGCGCTCGGCATCGTGCGGAAGGTTCCTAAGCTCGTCCGAGACGGCGATAATACGCGCCTCATGATCGCCTTCCATGCTCTCGAGCGCGCGCGAGAGACTTATCCATTTCTTCGGATCATCTTCATAGTCAAGATTTTCCAAGCGCTCCCTATCGGCCGCATTCAAGGCACTCTCGATTTCAATTATTTGGCTGTCGTATTTTTGCGCGTCTTTGTCACGTGCATTGTCCCAAGCACGATCTGACTGACGATGGAGCTTGCGCCACCGTTCGGCATCGGCACCAAGGATCGCGTCTTCTGCGGCTTTCTGCTCGGCCCGTAGGCGTTCGCCGTGTTCTCGCGCCGCCCCAGATGAGAGCTTCCCGGCCTTCGATAGCTCAAACGGATCAAGCGGTTCCCCTGGCCTCGGCTGACCCGGAGGGATCATCTCCTGGCGAGGGGGCGAGGGAGGAGGGATCATTCCCTGGCGAGGTGGTGGGAATGAAGGCGGACCACCTGATGGACCACCCAGCCTTTTTGGCTCGACAGCGCCTTCCACCCCCCGCGACTCGACAAGCTCGGGGAAGTGGAACTCGGGCGCGACGGCTCCGGCTACTGCTCCAGCCACTCCTATGTCGCCGAGAAATTTCTCGCCGCTCTGCCGGGCTTGGGCTACCCGTTGCCGGTAAGCCGCCGGGCTTTCGCCTTTCTGCGGATCAGTGCCTCCCGAGATGTCAAGGCCAAACCCCGCGACAGTGTCCTTGATGGCGTTGCCGATCACTCCGGTGGCAGCTTTTAGTGCCCCCGAAGCCAGGCTCTCGACCCCCCAGGAAGGTTGCGCGAGGACATCGGCCTGCCTAATACCAGCTTGGCTATGCAAGTCCTGGAGATACTGCCGCAGCTCCTGAACGTGTCGAATCGGCGAGGTGCCGCTTTCAGGCACCTCGTAACCAACAGGGCCTCCCGCCCCCGCCTGAACCTGCTCTGTAGGAACCGCTGGTGCCGCCGCCGGCGCAGCTTTAGGGATCGAGCGGGGTGTCTGTACTGGAGCGGCACTCGGACGCGCTGGCGGGGCTCCCTGGCTCGGTAAAGGAGCTAAGTTCGGTTTACGGGTGTAACCGAACTTCTGCCAGTTATCCAATATCATCTTCTGGATTTCGGGCAGGCTCCGATTGCCGAAATCGTAAGGTCCAATGGGAGTATTGTAGGTCGTCACTGTGTAATCCCGGGCACGTCTGGAACATCTTGATTAGCTTTAGTTAGACTATTTACATAATCTTTTAACTGCTGCATCTGCTCAGCCAAAGCCGCATTTAACTCCTGATCATGAGCCCCGAGAGCCCCCATATTCTGTATTTGAGCTTTAACAATATTTATTTCATTCGATTTAGCTCTAAAGTATTCGTTAATAGCCCTTTGTTGATCTTGCGTAGATATTCTACGATTACCCTGAGCAATCCGCAAGGCTTCATCATCGAGTCTCTGCCTATCTACGTCATTCTTTTCCAATAATTTTCGTTTATCTAACTCCAATCTATCATAAGCTAAATTTCTTAAATCATTATAACGTCCGGCCCGTTGAGCTTGACTAGCCGTTTGAATTTCCAAATAGGCACTAACTCGGGTATCAGTTCTCTGTTGAGCAGCAATATCTTTCTGAGTTTGTACTTCCACTGCCTTCCTTTCACCCACATCTATACCATACTGCCGCATAGCTTCCATCGACTGATGAAAGTTTTCTTGGGCGGCGCTATTAAGCATTGGGTAAAGTATATGCATAGCCTCGCCAATTTCTTTGTCACTGGCTCCAGCGTGTACAAGATTATACACTAGCTGCGGGAAGGTGAACCCGCGACCCCAAGTCGACTCGTAAGGGAACATCCCCTGGTCATTAAGAGGTGGACCGGGAGGAGGCTTCTTAGGATCACCTTTAATCGCTGTTTCAATATGGCTGGCATCATGCGCCGCCTGCAACTGGTCGGGAGTCGGCGCCCCAGAAGCCTTTGTAGGCGGCGGGGTCTCAGCGAAGTCTTCGGGTGTGAAAGTTCTCGTTGGCGCGGGCGGTTTGGCCGGCTTGGCAGCGGGTGCTTCTTCCGCCGAAGCTGTAGTCGATATAAGGCTTCTCAATTTATCTAATCCGGCTGCTCCGTATTTACTCATCCAATTGTCAGTTACACGTTGTAATTGTTCACCATTTATATCAGGTTGTTTAGTTTGTTTACGATACTTGCTTACCAAATTCCTAGCTTCGTCAGGCTGATCCCGGGTTCGCGAAGTATCAGCCGTCGGCGAGGGCAAGGGCTGCAAAAGCGCAACATCTTTCGGCGCTCGATAAGGTATTTGATCCCCCTCCGGGACACCGTAATCCGCCGCCGATACCTTTGGACTTTCCGGCATCGGGACATCGGTCCACGGTCGTTGCGAGGGATCGACTTGACCACCTCCCCCCAAGTCGGCGGTTCCGCCCAGCCACGATCGTTGAACGGGCTGTCTCGGTTGCTGAGGCTGGTCGTAATACGTCATCGGATGGCCCTGCTGGGCAAAAGGCCGAATCGCTCTGCCGGCTTGCGTAAGCTCTTCAGTGTACCGGCGTTGAGCCTGAAGGTTCTCCAGAGCCCTCTGCAGCATCTCGAAGCCCCAACCGCCGCTCGACATGTCACTTCCCCATCATCGAAGTCAGGATACCCAACCCACCCATGACATCATTTATTCCTGCCTGCTGACTATTCAAATTCTGTTGCGCTGCTTGTGTCGCTGCTCCTGAAGCCGCATCAACTTGATTGAGATAACTCTGTAAAGCATTCATCCCGGATAACTGTTGATTATAAGCATTGGTACGACCTCCGGCTATTTGGTTCAATAAATTCATCTGGTTCTGAACAACCCCTTGTTGCGTCTCATACGGCAGCATCGAAGCACGACCGGCCAAATCGAAAGCTTGTGTACCCAATCCCTGACCTACTTGAGCTTGCTGATTAGCCATACCGGATATGGTAGCGGCCGCAGTCGGTAGCCCTGCCATCGTGCTGTACAAATTCTGTAGTCCCTGAGTTCCTTGAACTTGCCTAGCTAGTTGCTGGTTCTGCCAGTCCTGAATGAAATTACCCATTTGCTGGGTTTCTACGCCCATTGCAGCAGGGCCAGATAACCCACTGGCCGCAGCTTGAGCACGAGCGGCATCTTCTTGTTGCTGATATAAACGGTTTCTAAGATCGCCTTGCGGATCAAAAGCCTGCTGGCCCATCATGGAAGCGTATTGCTCTAACCCAGGTATCTGTGATAACTGATTAGCCAATGTCATATTAGAAACGTTCTCTAATCCAGGCACACCTCCTAGCATCTGGTTGCCCACACCAGACATCATAGCACTAGAACCCAAACCCATATTAGCTGCATTAGCTACATTTGAATATAAATTTTGAGTGGGGGCATTAAGCCCTTGCAAGCCTATTTGATTATAAAGGCCAATTAAATTACCTAAATTTTCGGGACTACTAGGGTCTGTTCCCGCGCTATAAATATTTTGGGCAGCTCCCCCCGTTCCAAAAATCTGGTCCCAATACTTTTTCTGATCCGATGTAGCCGGCTGATAGGGAGGCGTGCTGGTAGTGCTTCCACCGCCGCCGCCGCTCATTTTTGATCTCCCAGGAACTTGAAAGCACCGGCTTCCAGAAACTCATACTTCAAGCGCCTGAGAAGCACCTCGAAAGTGTTAACCGGGAAATAGAACTTGATGACATTCACCCCCAGCATCTTCATTCCTTTGTCGTTCTTCTTGATCAAGTTGTACCCATTCCAACCTTCCCGGTACTCGGGCAGAAGAAAGATGCCCTCGACAAACGACCACTTGGAGCCATTGTGCATGACCGGGTTGACGACGTGATTGATCACATAGCCAACCAGACGTTCCCCATCTCGCGCCGTCAGGATGTGCATGTGACCCATCTCGTCGGTCACGAACGCCCGTGTCCAGTCGATATCGAGCGGCACGCGCCGATACGGCTCGGGAGCCCCCCGCCAGTGCAGCACCATCAGCGGGGCGATCTCCCGAGCGATCGCCGCGAGCCGCTCGAACTGGAACTTAAGCGGTGCGCGGTCCGAGAGACTTGGGAGTGGGAGCGATGACTCCCTTTCGAGTCGCTTCAGCATCGACCGATCGTCCTGTCAGCTTGGTAGAGCTGTCCTCGAAGTTGGCACCCTTCTTGGTCATCCCATGGTGGATCGAGCCGTGAAGGTTGTGAATTCCTCCATAGGCGTCTTTGCCATGATGTTTACGTCCTCTAGCCATGTCTTTCTCCTACATTGGAAGGGCTACCTGAATATGATCATAGGATAAATAATCAAAATTAACTGAACCGTTAGCTGCAGCTTCCAATCTTATAGCACTATGATAACCAATTTGAGGAGGTAAATAATGTGTCAAATTATAAGCCGCACTATTTGCTACAGCAGATTGCATTTGAGCAAAGGCTGCCGCATTGTCCCAAGAAACAATAGCGCCGTCCAATCCAATACCGAGCTGAGCACTAAGACTAGCTGTAGCGGGAAAGTTTACAAATTGGGATACCTTAATCATAATAGCATCTTCAGCATAGCCAGTTACCCATATAGCAGTATTAGTATTTGAATTTCGCGCCCATCTTAAAGCACCACTATAAGCATACGCTGCACCATTATCAATATTAAGACCCCTGGTTAGTATACGATTATAATTATTCCACAGCAATAATTGAGTTGCTGCTCCACCACTTGCCCCAGCAGGGTTCATTATCATTGCAGTTACAGCGGCCCCAAGTGTCCTAAAAGTTCCTACATAAGTTGCCTGTTGATTAGGAACAGAAAAAGTATTTGTGGAATTATCGTACTTAACCGACATAGCGCCCGAATTAACCAAAATACCATTAAAAACCACTATTGAAGTAGCTCTCGTTGTAGCATTTGTCCAAGGCGTACCCGAAACTAAATAATCCACTCCTCCTGTTGAATAAAGAAACAAATCAAAATTAGAATTTGGTTGGTGATAAAGAAAATGACCACTGTTACCATCCAAAGTTAATGTTAGTTGATTACCCGCTTGGGTATCAAATTTCCTTAATTGCCAACGAGTACCATCCCACAATGGATAAATATTGCCGGTACGCGGCACATAATAAATAGCTGCAGCTGACGTGACATCCGATATTGGAGCGTTCTGCCCACTGACCAGGGACAGCCGGCCCTGCGGCGGGACCAGAATGGAAAGACCGACCGCTCCACTACCATTCGGATCGGGCTGCAAGCCAATCCCGGGAGCCGCCGATTGCCACACCCCGCCAGCCGAGACGGTCAACATGTTGCCAGCTGCGCCAGGAGCGCTGATACCCGTACCGCCTTGCGCAGTCGATAACGGGGTAGTTAAGCCGGCGAGTGAGGTGATATCAGTATTAGATCCCAAATGCGCAGCATTAGTATTGCAGCCAGTAACAATAGTATTGAAATCAGCCATGACTTGATTAGCATCAGCCACAGTTCCATTGGTAAGTGTATACGGAAGAGCTGGAACAATACCGGGCATCAGACGTACCCTCCAAAAGTTTCCAACCTGTAACCTAGCACTATATTATTATAATGCCATTCGCCCAGCATCAATCCAGCCCCGGCCATGACCGACGTTCGCATGGCCATCTGCTTGTACACCAAGGGCTGGTGCCACGGGAGATCGCGCTGGAAAGGAATCGATCGCTGCCCGAACCACTTGGCCTGAGCCCACGTGAACACCCCCCAAAGCGACACATTCGACGGGCCCCCCGCAAGATCAATCTGATCAAGCACAGTACCAAGCTCGTTGATCACCAGAACACCCATCGTGCTATCAACTGGCAATGCTGCCAATAACGTGCTCTCAACCACAGAATTTTCAGTCAGCATCTCATTATCTTGAGAGTAGCAAGTTTGCCATATACAATTTAGAATACTACCATTTTCCAAATATCTTGCCTGGGTATTAGGAATCGTCGATCCAAGATATAAAGTAGCTGGGTAACTCGGCATAGTTAAAATGAACCCGTGCCCCACAGTCGCGCCAGCTTCTTGCTGATAAGCTGCTACCACACCACTGGGGTCAGTATGTGGCCCGCTAAATACTTTACGAGTCACGTGATACCAATAATCCTCCCAAGTGGGTGTTGCTCGGTTGCCGTTATTAACACTAATTCTATAACAATCTTCGTTATACGCTGCATTCATACGGGAAGGATTGATTGCGTTTATAAAAGGAAGATTTACACCTTCTCCCTCTGCACCCACGACTGGACTAGCATTACCATCAAAATCTATATATCGCAAACCGTCAGGCGCAATAAAACACAGTCCTATCGGCGTCGAGGCAAGAGTATTAGGAGCTAAAGTTCCCACCCCATTAGGCACTGACTGGATCAATAAATTACTGAGTGCAGTATCACCAGTCACCTTAATAATATTCGTATCGCCCTGAAAACAAAATAAACTACTAATTGGGCCGGTTTGCGTCTGATTGATTGGCAAACCACCAAAGCACGTAATATCTAGTCCATTATTAGGAAACAATGTTTGAGTAGCATTAGTAATTTGAAGCGGAGCACCTGAATCAGAATAAGTCATACCATTTCCAGGTACGGCATAATATATCCTGCCATTAAAATTAAAAGCATCGACCGGTACGGCTGCCAGCGGGAAACCATTAGCGTTACCCGAGCCCCATAACGGTGCGCCCAATGTGCCGCCGGCAACGGTCAAAACAACGCCGGTCGCCGTTGCCGTCGCCGCAGCGGAAAGGGTGAGAGACAAACCGTTCGAGGCGATCGACACGATCGTCGTGTTGCCGGGAATGCCGGTCCCTTGGATAGTCATGCCGACGCGCCAACCGGCCTGGAGCACGTTGGAACTCAACCCATCGACCGTCGTAGTGGTATGCGTGTTGCCGGTCTTGGTGCCGTCGCTAAAGCCGCCGAAATCCATCCAGCCGAAAAAAGGATGCGTGCCGCCCGCAAAGCCGGGATGAGTCACCACGATCATGCCGGGGGAAGCAGCGAATCGCGGCGGCACCCAATCGCCCGCCGGCGGCGTCGTGGGCAATGCCGCCACTCCCCCAGGGATGACGAAGTTGTGAAACTGCTTGGCAATCAAGTCGTACATAAACGGCACGTCCGACCCAGCGTAGGGGCCGGAAGTAGCGGCAATCATGCCGAACGCGTATTTTCCCAACGTCGTGATGCCGCTGATGGTGCTCGGCCCCTGGATGCCGCCCCAGTCCGAACCCCAATTCGCCGTGCCCCAGTTGAAAGCGTCCCATAGAATTGTAGGACCGTTAAAAGCAGCGACGAGCGTCGAGGCCGCAGGCCGAGCTACCCACTGGCCACGACCAGCCGGATTAGGAATCCAATTCTGCAAGAGAGACATTGCACCGGGGAAGGCATCCCCAACGCTGAACGCGTCACTCAACCCAGAGGCACGAAACTCGACCGGGACGGCACGCCGGTTGGACATCACCAACCAATGATCTTGGTGTTGGGTAGCCTGTTAAAGCTGCGCCCGAACTGTCTTCTATCTAAGGTTATAAGCTTGGCCCGCCCATCCGGGTCGTCCTTCATCTTCAGATACTTCCGAAGCGCCTCATCGGCCTTCTCGCGGAAGTCATCGGCCTTGTCATCGTCGGCCAGCTCCATCAAGGCCGCCGTGAGCGAGTGCAAAAGGGTCTGCTGGTTGGGGAACCACGGCACAGTAGAGCTGGTCTCAGGCGTCGTGATGTCCGGCATCTGGCGGAAGTAGCGAATCGTGTAGGGATAGGCCCCGTTCGGCGGCGGCCAGATGTAACAGCTTACCGGACTGGTTGTGAAATCATTGGCGTAAAACTCTGGGAAATTCTGGATACCGCCCATCTGCACCAGGCTATCGAACTCGTCGAGGTCAATCGAAATAAGAACGTAGGGAACGCCGTTATAGACAAAGAAAAACCCTCGCGGCCTCACCCGTAGAAAATCCACGGGCATCTGGATCGGACCACTGCCGCCCGGAACATTGAAATTACCAGTAATGATACCTTGTGCCAATCCAAAATCATATGACTGGGATAAATCCTGAAGGATAACATTCAGCATTTGCCCAGCTTGTGAGGTCATAGCTGGGACTTTGGCTTTTTGACATGCCAATGTAACTATTTGCTGACTAGTTAAGCCTGCCATCTATCTTTGCCTGAGCTGTATCCCGCTTATCCATGGCACGCTTGATCGCCCCCTCAAGGTTCCTGATATCTATTTCCAACTTGTTCATACTATCTTTCTCGGAAGAAGATAATTCAGGATCACCCTTCTTCCCACGATCACGCCAATTACGAACGTATCCTTCGGAAATTTTCTTCATCTCAGTTCTAAATTTATGTAATGTATTTGTATCAGCCTCGATCTGCCCATTCAATTTATCAAGGGCGTAGAAAGCATCCTGACGATTAGCTTCCGACCGCAGCTTATCCATCAACATGCTTAACTCACGCGCCGAGCATTCGCGAGATATCACCGTCTGGAACCGGAAACCCCTGTCATCGCCTAACTTGCCCTCATAAAAAATAGCAATGCCGGGATCAGCAATATCACCAGCACCGTTATCCATGGAGAATACTCGCGGTGGGAATATCTACATCGTTGATGCCAATCTTCAAGTTCCTCGCGCGCACTACCTCCTTGCTAGTGCCGCCGATCTGATTTTCGTGCTTCCAGCACCTAAATTGCTTCTCCATCAAGAACGTACCTAAATCTTTGGGAACCGTATAGACGCCGTCGTGGTAGTACTTGACACCGTTGACAGTAATACACTCCGCATGCCCAGGAAGATTGATATGAACGGTTATCATTCCGCCAGTCAAATCCCAATTCGCCTTGCGACGAGCCTCGGCCAATGCCTTTGCTTTAAAATCCTTCTTCGCTCTTTCTTTTGTTTCCTTCTCAACCAAGACTTGAGCGTCAGCCTCTATCTCAGCCCGCTCCTCTGGGGTAAGCCCATCGATCAGTTCCTCAACGGGCTCGTCAGGAACCGCATCGATAATTTCCTCGAAAACTTCGTCCGGCATTTTTCGGCTCATGAGTGCACCCATCCACCACCGCCCATTGCATTCCAACCTATGACCGTCGGGAATCCAGTAGTATCAAAGGCTATCCAATCCCCATTCCGTAAATAAATTTTACCACGATTATCCGGTAAATATAGGATACCTCCCATAAAAGCAACTGGAATAATAGCATGTGAATTTATACGGTCGTGTTTAACACCTGCGTTGAAAGTAGCTAAATCCGACGCTGAAATAGACCCATTGCCGTTAAATTGTATACCAGTTAAGGATGTAGCGGTTGCCGTTCCAAGCGTAATCACGGGCATCTTCCTCTCCAAAAAGTTAGGGGCATTTGCGCCCCATAGTCACTTAGGAGAACAACACCTTACGCACTAGTAGCATCAAAGACGGCCTTAAATGCCGATACGGACTCGATCATGCAAGCAAACTGCTGGTTCAAAATGATCGTTCCGTACATAACCTTCCAACCGACCACCCGCAACTGGTTGAGCACGTCCGACTTGTCGGCTCCGGTCAAGTAGGTCGTCGAGATGTCGTCGAGCATGACCTGTCCATAGGCGCCGCGTCCAAAGACGAAAGTGGGGTAGACCGTCAAGCCACTGGCAGGCGGGGTCGAGGGAGGAACCTGGGCGGTCCCGACTCCAGTGATCGTGACGGTCTGTCCCGGTGCGAGCTGAGTGGCTTGTCCCGTCATCGGACCACTGGTTGGACCAGCCGCGCACAAAGCCAAGTTAGTGGGAGTTGTAGTTGTTCCGACATAGATATTATAGGTAAACCCCGGTTTGGCCGGCAGGACCACCGTCGCCGAGCCGTTGAGAACGATCGCGCCGGACGTGCTGACCGGAGAAATCTGGCTCTCATATTGGTTCTGCGTGTCGGAAGCAGTCACGATGATGTAGTACGTTGCCGCCGCGAACGTCCCACCTGTCGCAACCGGCGTGAAGTTGATCTGCGCTTGATAGGTGAACGACGGCACGAGGTTGGATCGGCAGAACCGTATCCCGCCCCACTCCCCGGCCTCGTCGTTGTAGAGCCGGTAGAGGTCGCTGTAGCTCCACGCCGTCTTGACATCATTAGCCTGACTGAAGTCCGCCTCGACCAGCGTATGCATCACCGCGCAGTAGTGCGACATGTTGCGCGGATTGTTGCTGGCCTCCGGCTCGCCGGCCCCGACATCCTTGCGGACATCGGTCGGATCAGCCGAGTTGAAGCGAATCGCACCAATCGTATCGAGCGTCGCCCGGGCGCGAATCAGCTCGAAGGTGTTGATCGTATCGCCCGAAACCAAATTGGCCCGCGAGGTGCGTGAGTTGACGAAATTGACCTGCGTCAGCGCCATCAGGTTGTTGAAAGTGTTGCGCTCCAGCGTCTCACCGGACTGAAGCCCAATAAGCTCGATGGCCTTCTGGAAGAGGGGGTGCTTGATGGTCAGCTCGGCCACATCGGTTAAGGTGATCTTGTCACCCCACTGTAACGCTGTGGCACTGACCTGAACGAAGGTCATTGTCTGACCGACCGGCGGCACGCCTTCCGAAAGTGGGGCAAACGGCAGAGGCACACGGTTGAACCGTGTCGCCGTATACGTCGTCCCTCTGCCTTTAGGCAGTTCCAATGGATCGCCGAACTGGTAAATCACCAATTGCCGCCTGGCGATCGGTAAGGCCTTGTCGGCTATATAGTTCTCAATGTCCGCAGTGAATTGTGTGCTTACGTTAGTAGGCATCTACTAAGCTCCTTTTCAATGCCCACTAACAAGTGGGCTAAATCAGCTTGCCTTCGAGTCGCTGCTCCAACGTCTGGCCGCCACGACGACGCTCGGACGAGACATCGCTGCGACCGGCACCGGAGTTGACGCGCTGGCGGTTGATGTTGGTCTTGGCTTGGTTGCGTTGCTGTCTCACCCGGCTCGAACCCGCCGCCTGCCTGGCCGCCTGGCCGATCAGATAGTCGAGGATGATCTCGCGACCGGTCATCCGCCCCTGCTGAGCCAGCGTGTTGAAGAGCTGCTCGACCTGAGGAGCAAACCGCCGGGCCAGCCGGTCGGTAGCGGTCAGATTCATGAAGTGCGCCCGGTCGGCTTGATTGGCCGATGCGATCTGGGCATCGCGAGTCATCGAGTTGATCTGCCGCATACCCTTGTCGAGCTGATAGGACATCCGCTCTTCAGGGGTCATCACGTTGAGCCGCGCCTGCTCCTCCTCAGGCGACATCTCCTGCCGCTGCGGCGGCTGCTGGCGATTAGTCTCCAACTGCATCAGCCGCCGTTCGAGGTCTTCGTTGCGGCGAGTCTGATCCTGTAGCCGGCGATTCAGATTGCGGATACGCGTCTCGCGGCGTGAAACAGGTGGGCCTACTTCTCGAAGCGGCTCCTGCCCCTCTTCATCGTCGCCTTCTTCGTCGACTGCTTCCTCCCCGGGGCCGGGGCCGGGGCTCCCCTCATCACGTCCGTCATCTTCCTCTGCTTGATCGGTGGCGGCATCGCTCCCTTCTTCCGGGCCATCTTCGTCCTCCAATAGCCGTGACAAATCATTCTCTCTAGGCATTGCTCACTCCATCATGTGATTTACGACCACGAGTCGGTTAGCGCCTTACGGGCGCTGCTCGAAGTGTTAGTGGCGGCGGAAGCAGATGCTCGATCTCGGAATAAGATTTGAGCTGTGACTGCTCTCCCGGCGTCAACTCACTCGGTCCGTAAGGACCGGAAGGTTGTATTATCATCCCAGCCGAGCCATCCGTAAAGTCCTGACATGCATACCAATAGACGGTCTGCGCGCCGTCGCACTTCCCTTTCGAGTGCGCGTCGCACTTGCCCTTCGAGTGCGCCAAACACGCACTCATGTTCGGGAAGACAAGATAGCTGTCGGCCGGACCGGCCAACGCCGGCGTCGATACGAAAAGAAGAAGCCATTTTATGTACTTCATGATGCTGGTCTCCCGTCTCGTTCATCATACCCACGCATCAAAGCATTTGCGAACCAGGTCAACATAACATCTTCCGGAACTGTGTTCGGAAACGTCTTGACAAACGCAGCTGCCCAATCACGCGCATCAAACGACGGCAACGGCCAATCCGCCCGCTCTTGGGGTGAAATATCTGCATGTGAAGCTTCAAACTCCACATGGTCACCACACAATGGAATCGGATATCTCATCGAAAGACCCTCATCGACGCGAAGAGAAGAAGCCACTTCAACATGACACCGAGGTTCCCCAGTAGGCGTATTGGTTGTGACACAACGAAGTTATATTCGCAGCCGTAAAGGCCGCAGTACCCCACACCCCCGCTTCTGCAATAGACCCATTTAGTAGTTCTACGGTATTATAAGTGGCCAAATCAAGTGGCGTCGCATTAGCTGCACCACCAATAGTACCCGTGGTTTGCGTGGCATCCACACCAAAAATACTGGACGCACCATTATTTACGCCATTGAACGCGTGCCACGAACTATCCGTCGGCGCGCCAGAAATCACCCCAGACAAGTCTGCAGTATTGGCGACATTAGCATACCTCATCCAATATCCATTAGAACGCCCGCGAATGATGTCAGAATAAGCAGTGAATCCACCCTGACGTACAGCTACAGCTGATCCACTTGATACTGAATTTAAGGATAAAGCAGTTGGGGCAGTGGATATAAACTGCGCTGAACCATTGAAAGACATGCACGGCTTTGTGCCAAGACAATTGAACACTAGCTGCGGCTGATCGGCAGCTGTCGCCTGCACCATGTTGATAGTGCCAGCCTGATCATAGAGCGTCGCCACATAGCACGTTGTGGCATTGCAGAAAGTCTGCGCCGTCGCGACATCGAGATTGCACGACCCAGTCAGGCCAATATCCCGAGTCGCATTATCGCTTGCGCGGCGGATATTGACGGCCTGGAGAAGGCTCGCCTTCGCGGCCGAATAGCACCGGAAGCCCCACCAATCAGTCGCGCTGGCAACTACGTCGCCGGGACCAGCGTAGCCCGAGCCGCCACAAACCGGTGTGCCCCAATAGGCTTGCTGGTTAGCGCATATGTTCGCCGCTTGGGAGCTGGCGCCAGTTGTCCACGCACCTGCCCAAAGTCCAGCTTCCGTGATATTACCAGTTAAATAAGCCGAGTTTCCACCTCCCATATCAACAGTTGTCGCGCTAAATCCTGCATTATTCGTCGTGCCCGTAGTTGCAACAGAATCAATAACCAGTTTATTTACCCCCAATATATAAGCAATTGCGTGTGCGGCGCCATCACTTGCACTTGCGCTAGTAGTAAATCCATCGAATATATAGCCAGTATTTGCAGCGCTGAAACCCAACTGAATCGCACCAGCCGCAGCGGCCAGCACATTATTGTTTGTAACTGTCGATGTCCGCCATACCACCGCGGAGGCAGTCATAGGCGATGCTTGAGTTATTGCACTAGCAGACCCAAGGAGCAGTGGCGTTGCGCCGACAAAACTCATGCACGGCAATGTACCGAGGCAATTGAACACCAACTGTGGCTGATTCGCGGCTGTCGCCTGCACCATGTTATTGGTGCCGGCCTGATCGTAGAGCGTGGTTACATAGCACGTCGTGGCACTACAAAAGGTACTGGCAGTCGCCACATCCAACTTACACGCGGCCGTGAGGCCAATCGTCGAAGTAGCGTTGTCGCTGGCCCGACGGATCGTGACCGCCGAGGCAAGGCTAGCTTTGGAAGCATTGTAACAGCGAAGCCCCCACCAATTGGCCGCGCCAGAGACAACATCGCCGGGACCAGAATATCCACCACCGGCCCCGCCCTTAGGCGTGCCGGCTCCTATCAGCAAAAGCTGATCAGCCGCAACACCAGTAACCAACAACGATATGAATAGCAGTACCGCCAGGAACCTCATGCGCCAGAATATCCCTGCATGTTGCAATAGACCGTGGTCGTCGCCACGCTAACCGTAAACGTTAGCGCCGTATTAGCCGCCGTGACCAGGGGCACGTTGAAAGGAATATTCGACCCGCCACCACCGCCGCTGTTCGGAAGAACGATCACCGTCGGCGCCGAATCATTAAACGTCACCGTGATCGCCGCAGTGCCGGCATCCGAGCGGTAACACTCCAAGCCAGTGATGTAAGTCTTGAGACCTACACCCTGACCTGCCAGCAGGGTCACTGCCGTGTTGACCGTGGACGACGCGGCGCCACGCACCATGCTGCCCGGCGCGGCATAGGGCGGAGCACCACCGGCACAACCCGTCACACAATTAGTTTTGAGGCTTCCGACATTGTCACAATTGACCACGCTGGCCTGCTGGTCAGTCAGCGTCGGCGGGCTGAGCTGGTACAAACATCCTGCCTTGAGATCAGGTGCGACCCCCGCCGCGTAAAGCTCGCCGACAGCACCGGAAAGCCCGAGATAGAAAGACCAGAACCAGAGAACGCTAAGAACGATTCGGAACATGGCTAGAAGCCCCTCCGAGGCTGCCTGCGCGCGTCCTGAATTTGATCTGGTGGAATGGCTCCTGGCGGACCTTGCGCCCCGCCACGCGGACCCTTTGGCATCGCGCCGGCCCGCGGCGCCGGCCCCTGCCCCTGTCCACCTTGCTGACCTTGTGGCCCCATCATCTGCTGCATCATCTGTTGCATCTGCAAGGCTTGCTTGGCTTTGGCCTGCTGGTCATGCCGGAACAAATGCGCGCGAATCTCGCCGGTCGGATCGCCAGTCTCCTGCGCCGCCCGAGTGTGCACCTTAACATGCTCGGCATCGTTGTCCAAAAGATGAACCGGTAACGAGATGCCATCCATCAAGAGGCCATTCTCATAATCTGGCTCAAGCGCCAGTTCTTCCGAGAGGTCGGTGAACACCTGGGAAGCCAGCCGAGCCCCGAACAAGTTCTCGAAAAGCTGCTCCATGACGGGAATCATATTTATCTTCCATCCCATGTATGTTTGCGGAGGTATTGATCTAATAACATTAAGCGCGCCGATCTGCTGCTGTATTTGCTGTGCCGTTCTAGCAGCTTCGACTCCAAACCATTTAAAATAAAATCCAGTCTCCATGCGAATAGGGGGTATCTTAACCATTGAGGCCTTAATTCCCAAATCTCCGTAAGCATTAACCAATGTAAAATCATCTCTAAACTGATGATCAAGCTCTGCAAACATATTAAGCATAGGCGTAAGTATGCCCTGCTCAATATTGGTGACTGCATCACTGGTCGTGAGGATATCAACCTGTTGCTCATTGGCTATCTCGGCTTGATTGCGTTTCTTGGTTGACGTTACCTGAGTTATTGCTGCCGGATTGACTGCCAGCGTTTCTGATATCTCGGCCTTGGCCGCCGATATAGCCGCAAACGCATCCGCCCACACCGACGGGAGCTTGGCAAACTGAGTGTCCTGCGGGCTCGTCTCCCAGATGGCCCCGACCGCCAAGACCATCGAGCCGATCCTTGGATTTTTATTCGGGTCGGTCATAGTAATCGGAAGCAAAGCATACGTAAGACTATCAGCAGCTTCGTTGATCGCATCGTTAACGAAGAGCTGCATATCGTAACATGCTTTGACTTTACTGATGCCCTTGAATGATCCCTTCACCTTGTCAACAGGTGCAGAAATAACAGAGCAGCGATCAGACCAATTAGGATTAAGATGACATCCAAGATGGATTTTAGGCCCGCCCATATATGCCACACAAAGGCGGTAATTCCCTTCTTCTCCGGGTAATTCCAGCATCGACCAAGTCTCGTATATAAGCGCAAACTTCGATCCCCCCTCAGTCTTGATGCCGGCAGCATCAACCATCTCTTGAGAAGTATTTACCTTGTTCGACCCGGCTTTGGTATTATCCGACAAGCGCTCAAGAAGAGCCTCACCCTTGTCCTCATCGATCATCTTCTCGTTGATCATCCGCCGAATCTTGGCCTTGCCCCATCGGCGGATTACAGTAACGGAACCCCCATCACGTAAAGCATTATCAATACTGTCGCTAGTAGCAGGCAGTACAAGCAAATCAGCGTCAGAAATAACCTCAACCTCTGGATATCCATCGGTAACGACATCTTCTTCGTAGTCATCGATCTCTTCGTCGGGGATGGGAATATCGTCCAGCTCTTTCTGTAACTCCCCCTCCATATAAGAAACAGTCAATGGAACTTTCACCTTCATAGCCACATGACGTTTATGCTTACGCCATGAAACATATATAGAATACTGCCCCTCGATATCACCGTTCTTCATGAGAGCCGGCAATATCTGAGTGCGAATTTTAGCCTTCAATATATAGTGCTCCATGAGCGCAATATAATCTTCAGGCTTGCTCTCCTCTGTAGTTATCAAATCAACATTACGATTAGAAACAGGAAATATCTGATTGACAAACCGGGTCTTTCTCGCCTCAATGGCATTATGAACC